CCACCCCTGAAAGGCTGCAACCGGATCAGCCATTAGGCTATCCTAATAATCGCGTTAGAAGCATCTGCCGTGGGAAACACAATCGTAAAGTCGCCAGAACTAGCCGCTTTATCCGCGCCAAAATCTAGTACACAAACAGTCGGATCACCAGATGCCGCCTCGTTAAAGATTAACGCGCCGCGAACCGCGGAGATTGTTACCGTAGAAAACACCTCGTCAGCAAAATCTGTAAACGCCGTGGTGCTACTTGACGTAGGTGTTACACTGGTAAGAAAGTTTCCCTTCGCGGTGTAATTTGTACCACTAATTTCGTTGCTAGAAGTGTACGCGGTTGTTGCCGCGGTAAAACTGGCGCTGTTATTATACAAGGCCAGTTTAAATTGGTCGCTTGCTGCCGTAAAGTTATGTACGCCCTTCATTAGTTCTACTTTGAACGACGTGCAGAGAAAGTTGCCACTGAAAGCCATCTACATTTTCCTTATATATTCGGCCAACTTGGGCTGACCCGCATCTTTTATTGCATTATATACCGTAGTACGGTCACTTTGGATAGCCTGTTTCATATACACCGAAATTATCTTCTCCATCTCGGAGCGGTACGCACGGGCCTGATCCCGTATGGCAGGAGGAGCGTTGTCGGAAACACCAATTATCTTGTTCACGCAACGCAACGCAGTTTCTTCCGGTGTAAAACCACGGTTATCCGTAGTCTCAACACCAACCTTAAAATCGTTAGACATGGACACGCCGAAGGACATATTGTTCATTGTTTTGGCCTAACAACAGGTCCAGTACGGTATTCATCTGTAACCTCTTTGGCTTCTCCCAGCATCTTCAGTCCCATAATGGCCTCTCCAAACCGTTTTTCATACAACGCTTCCATATCCTGTTCACCCTTCATAAAGATGTAGGCTTCCATCAACGAGCCATACAGCATGGCAATCTCAGCATTGTCACTGAGCCACGAAACAGTGGTATCCGCTCCAATAGCTGCAATTACTGCGGTAGCCCCCGTGTCACTTCCGGTAATCGTCTCTCCAACAACATAATCTCCACTTGGAATCACAACAGTCAGCGTTGTGGAAGACGGCACAGAGTTAACTCCGCTAGATTGACCGCTAGTCGATCCAGTAATGGTATCCGCCGCGGTAAAAGTGCCCACAACATTGGTTAACGTTAGCGTAAAGGCGCTCTGCGTTAAACTTAACGGACGATAAAAGTAGTGTAGCTCGACATTGTAGCCACTGTCGGGTGTTGGAGCTACGATAAAGTTTTGCAAGTCGTACTGCGCATAATACCGAGGAGGTCCCGTAACCGCAGCATTCGGGGTAAACGATTGAACAAAATCAGAGTTTTTAAAATCTAAAAATATCTGTTGAGTACTGTCACTGGTAAATGACAAAGAAAATGGAGCTAAAAAATCGTCAGGAGCATTTAAATACTTGTTCCCCACGGTCAAGGTTCCCGCGGAGTTCTTTTGAAACAGGCTTAACTGGACGTTTTTTAAGATTCGCTCCTCCGTATTTTTAATAAAAATAGGAAGATTCTTAATAAACGTTGTCTCGTCGTTTTCAGTGTAATCCTGTATCGCTGTTTTAAGCGTTGTGTATGTGTAGCTCATGTTGTCACCGTGACCTCGCCTACCGAGCCTTCTAAAGCTACAGTGTTGTTTATTTCAGTTGGAAGTTCCGCGGTTCCCGACGTAGACCAGTTTCCGTTTCCTAAATAAATAATTCCGTTGGTAGTTTTAACCATAAAAGGCGTGTTTGTATCAGGACTTTGAGGACGCGCATCTTTTAAAGCCTGTGGATCAGAAACTTCTCTAAATGGTCCTAGTTGAGGTTGCTTGGCTTCCCACTCGTCCCTGCCAACTAACAAGCCGTTCCACTCTTTTCGCATGTCTTTATACCGATACCGAAAACCGGATCGGTCAGAAATTGCAAAAGCGTTTTTTCCACTTGCAAATTGAGACATCAGCCCGTCCTATAGTACTGATACTGCGGAACCACGTTAAACGAAGCCCTGTCACGGTCTTCCGTCATAGCGCGTTCAAACTCTTCCTCATACATGGCTTTCAATAGTTGTACGCGCTGCGGGGCTCGTTTTACCGAGATATAATAAGCCAAACCCGCGGCCAAACAGGGGTAGAACCTAAACGGCATGTCCAGAGTATTGATATACGTGTCCGCGTCATCCATACGCGTGAGTGCATTATAATACACAACATCGGTGTTGTTATCTGGGGCAGGCCAAAGTTTAAAACTGGGCGTAACCTGACGATCCAAGAAGAATTGATTGGGTCTGCCTTTTGTATCCTTATTCGGGATGTTTAAGTACTCTTCTCGGCTTAGTCTTGATAAAGCGTAATCTGTTCCGTCGCGTTGAACTACAACAGACAATATGTCAATTATATCAGCATCAAGAGCATAGACTCCCGTGCCATCCACCATCGTGACAGTTCGTTGAGCAATCGTCCACTGGTTTAATCCACGGTTTGCCCACTCAGCCAACATAAGATTTAACGAGCGTTTTGCTGTCTTTAAATCATACCCCGTTCTTACTTCTAAGCCGCAACGCTCAAAAGCTTCTTCAATGTATTCATCTACATCAAGTTCAAAATCTACGCTGTTAGATACGGCCATCTTAATCCTCGCTGTAAATGTTATCAAATATTTGAGTTACATCTAACGTATAGTCTAAATCAGATTTAGAGTAATGTACATGCTGCGAAGGTTTGAAGTCCGGTGCGCCCTGACCTGTCTCAAACCAAGCTGGATGCGTTACCCTAACGCGGTTGTTTGGCAAAGCCACGATATTGCCCGTCCACTTATCCGCATTTAGTAATTGCATGACATGAGCCTGCTTGTGTTGAGCCGGATCATCCGCAACATCCGTATCAGTGTAATCCACAGTAAACATATACTTGGCAGGAAAGAACTCGCCGCCAATCTTTGCCATCCAAGGACAAGGTGTGGCCCTGTCCAAAACATACACTGCGTGAGTGTGAGAAGGGCAATCCCACGGTTGAGCCTCGTGTACAGCCATAGGTTGCGGCCAATCTTCTAAAGGTTCGTCAGCAACCAAAGCTGTTATAGGCATTCTAGCCCACATTGCGCCGCCGTGAACATTATCCCCGCCCTCCTCGTCTACCTCACAACCTGTAAAGATAAGTTGAAAGCTTAAACAACGATTAGGCATAGTGGTTACGGCAATAGCCATAGCGTGTAGAAACTCGCCGTGATAACGTTCGTGATTAACGGTGTACTCACGGCGAACCCAACACTTAAAGTGCGGTATGTTACTTTGTAAAAACGGCATTAAAGTTTACTTTTTCTTTACCGCGCCGCCCTTGGCGTAACCCTTTTTCTTCATCATAGGACCGCCGTTCTTGCGTTTAACTGCGCCGCCCGCTTTCATCTTCTTTACCGCGCCGCCCGCTTTCATCTTCTTAGCAGCGCCGCCCTTGGCGTAACCCTTTTTCTTCATCATAGCTCCGCCACGAGTCATCTTAGCGGCACCTTTTTTCTTCATCATAGCCATTTTAATATCCTTTATGTGCTAACTGAACCAGTTGTACGTTTTCTTTTACCAGACATTACTCTTCCGCATCCACGGGCAACCACTCCTTTTTTGTTGGGCGGCGGCGCTTTTCTTTTCGCTTTGATTTCGCCTCCAAGGAACGCATATTTAACTTCAGCGGCTTTGGTGTTTTTGACGTTGGTTTTACCTTTAGAGCCTTCTCGTTTTTTCTTCTGAGCTGTTGAAGCTCTTTCTGATTGGGAAAGAGAAGCCGCTTTAGATCGCGGAAGACATCGGTCAGGGTTCTTCTTATCTTTAGAAGTGCCGCACTTACCTTTAATTTTTCCATCGGTTCCAATTCTAACCCAATCCTGTTTTACCCAATCCTTTAAAGCACCCATTATGCTGACGCCTTCTTCTTACCCTTGGCTCCCTTGGCGTAATTAGGGTCTTTGCAATACTTGGATGCCGCCATGTTAGCGTAAGCGGAAGGATAAGTATCAAAAGTTCTTTGAGCCCACGCCTTACCCGCAGGGCAAATCTTGCTACCCTTGGATTTCTTGGACGCACCCTTGGACTTACGTGAGTATGCCATT